TTTACATCGGATGGTGGCACTGCCAGTGCGATATTTGATTTTCAATCAGGCGACCTCACGGCAAGCACAGGTATGCAGACCCTTGTGTATACTCTCCCGCAAGTAAAGCAGTCAGGGGATGCAGGGTATAACTTGTGGGGAATGAATGTAAACGAAATAACGTCAGGGAGTGGATTTCATTACTTAGCGCAATGGAGCGTTGGCGGAATATCAAAATTTGACCTTGATAATACAGGGGCGCTGTCTATTGCAGGTTCGCTAAGCATGGGGGATGCGAGAGCCGGTTATGATCCTTTCATCGCTTTTAGTGGCGAAACCAATAACGGTCAACTCACTTGGATGGAAAACGAAGATCACTTCCAATTTAACGATGACGTATATATGCCCTCAGAAGAAAAGATATATTTCAGAGATACGGCAATTTCTATCGCTTCTTCTGACGACGGACACCTTGACTTGGCAGCAGACGTAGCCATCGACCTGAATACTGCCGCAAACACAGATTTAATTCTTAACTTTGCAGGGACGACACACTCAGGCGTTCTCACTTGGAAGGAAGATGAAGACTATTTTTCTTTTTTAAATACAATAAGAATTTCTGATATTCAGTCAAGTGATGGAACCACAGGAGCAACGGCTAATGTTGCTGTTGCAAAAGTAGGAAGTGGAACAAGAACCTTACAATTTAAGAATGGATTATATACTGGATATACAGATAGTTAGGAAATGGTTTGCAAAAATAAAAGGAGGATTTAGATGAAACGAATTATTTTAGGTTTGGTTTTTGTTTTGATGCTAGCATCGGGGGCATTGGCTCATTCATTTGGATGGAATTTGGATTATGATTTGAACGGTGATATGTATAATTTAAGGACTCCTATAGTTGCAGATACAAAAAATTGGATTCCACTTCCTAATAGTTATATAAAAATAGAACCTGTCATAACGGCTTCAAGAAATAATATATCAAACATGAGATATAATCATATCGCTGCATTGTTAGGGTTTAAGATGCCTGTGGCTGGCGGAACTTTGGTAGTTGAAGGCGGACCTTTTTATAGATTGGGTAGAATGGTTGATTGTCAGGCATTAGCTACAACGAATTCGGTTTATAACACAACGACAAATACAATATTAAATAATACATCAGTAACAAACACAATTACCGATACAATAACAAACATTATTACAAATACAATAGTTACTGATACGACGGTTGTGACTTTTCCATTTTTACCCATAGCTGACATTATATCAAGTAATACAACAAATACCTCAAATACTCTGATAGACATGGATAGTTCTATAGCTTGGGGAATTCCTGTTACTACTACTGTAACCGATTCGGATAACAATACAATATCCTCAACAACAGTGGTTATGTCAAAATATTCCAAATATCAAGAACCAGAATTGACTTGGGGAATTAATGCAGGTTGGTCGATTAGCTGGTAATTAAATAAAAGGAGAGAAATAAAAATGGCTTTGAAATTGACTCATGAATTGAATACAGGTAATTCTGGTGAATATTGGAAAGTAAGCGCGATAAATCTACCTATGAATGGAAGGGCTGTGGTTAGGGTTAGTTTGTATAAAAATGAGGCTGCTAGAAGAGCGGGAAAACAAGCTATTCAAACAGTAGAACAAAATTTCACAGATGGTTTTACTACTTCAGATTTAGATGCTACAAATCCTATGAAAATTGCCTATACAAAGTTAAAAGGAACAACAGTAAAAAATAGATTAGGTATAGAAATGGTATCATTTTTAGGCGCTGAAGACTGTTAATATATTAAAATAGTTTAAAAAAAATAATAATTATATAAGGGGTATATATATGTATCTGGTATGCCTCGGACGCCAGGATATATTTGGAAATCAAGCAATTCCCTCCTCACAAGTTAAACACATCTACAAAGATTTTAGGTTTAGAGATCCGACTTGTAGAGATACTGGAAGAACCCAAGTTTTACAATATATTCCATTTCCACAGTATGATGCACTTTCAATTGTTGTTGAATCTGTAAAGTCTAACCCAACTATAGACCCGGGGTATGAAACAGATTATCAAGGTTTAGTGTGGAGACAACATGAGGGCAATAAACCGACTGATCATCAATTTGATCGTCGCTTAAGGCCATTTCCTTTTTCAGGAAGTAAGAATATTGATTCTCGCCCAGATAGATGGGCTTTTGGAACACAAACCTATGAAAAAAATCAAATACCATCATCTGATGGTTATCTAATGAGTTCGACTATTAAAGTACAGAAAGAGAGAGGTGTTATTACATAATGTTAAAACAAAATATAGGAAGATACGCTACAGAATTATTAACAAAGTGTCTAATCATCACAGACGAGATGGAAAAATCTCAAGGCGCTAGATATGATAAATTTGGAAATCCAATTCCATTAAATTCTAGAAATACTTATGTTTATGATAGTTCTAATGAACTTAAATCAGAGGAAGATAAAGGTAGACTGATTACTAAATCAGGTAGCATAGATGTACCAAACTTAACTCAAGATAGAATAACTAGAGAACGCGCAGCACAATTAGCAAGATCTAAATATTTAACCGATCTTGGAAATAAACAAAAGCCTATTTCTAAAGTTTATCTTCCTGGAGATGAAGAAAAAATTGAGCGCTCTCGTAATGGCGATTCGGAAATGATTAGTCTTATGAAAGAACTTGTTGAACAAAATAAGAGTTTAAGTTCAGAAATACAAACATTAAAAAGTCAAGTTAATGGAAATCAATTAACTAAAATATATAAATCACCCAAATCATTAAGGAGGGGACGATGACAACAACAATAATGGGACAAATGCCCACTGCTGTTTATGCTATGATAAGCGGTTCGGGGCTAATTACTCCAAATCCAACAATTACTGATAGTACTGGATCATTTATGCCTTTATTGACTACTGCTGAAGGCAGATTAATGGTTGATTCAGAATTAGTTTTATCAGGGGCTTCAATTGTAGTCGAGTTAACGCATGATACAGATAGTGTTGCGGTTTATGGTTCAGATGGAACTGATAGAATAATAAAAACCGATGCAACAGGGGGGATAGAATTAGGGGGTACAACTTTAGCGGCATTAGAAACAGTAACTGCAATAATATCGGGAACTGCCTCTGTTGATGACGGTGGAAATTCTTTAACAGTAGATGGAGCGGTTACAACAAATTTAGGTGCACCGTCTCTAACATTTTTAGAGGCTAAACTAGATACGAGTACAAGTGGAGATAATGTTGTTATTTCAAATGTTACTAGCGGAACAATTCTAACAGTACATGGATATGCAATTTCTTGCGGAGATACAGCAACAAATGTTTATTTAAAAGATACTACAACTCAATTAACTCACACAATTCGTCTTGGAGTAAATGGAGGGACGGTTGAGCCTCGCTCAATTATACCTTGTTTTTCTACTACAACAGGGGAATCTCTTTTGATTAATTTATCTGCGGGGAATAATGTGGGAATATCAATTTATTATAGAGAGGCTTAATTATGGCTGTAGATGACATTTATACAAAAGTTCTCTTACATTTTGACGGTACTGAAGGTTCAACAGAAATAATTGATGAAAGCGGAAAAGAGTGGGGGGAAGTTAATCAAGCACAATTAGATACAACAGTAAAGAAATTTGGTACAGCTTCACTTATTTGTGATGGTGTAAATGATTATGTATATACAGAAGAGCGCGAGGATTTTGATTTAAATAGCTCTGATGGGGCAGTTGATTTTTGGATATATCCTACATCATTAGCTTCTGTTGGAGTTACCAATGGTATTTGGGGATCGTCAAATAATACTAACGAAACAGGAATGAATATTCACGATGATGGCACTCTTGCAATAGGAGTTATCGGTACCAACGAGGAAACTACTGAGGCAGGAGAAATTGAAATTAATAATTGGTATCACATAGCTGTACAACGGACAGATAGTGGAGGACATACAAGGGTATTTATTAACGGTGTAAATAAAATAGATACAACGACTGATGTATGGGTTACTCCTGGTGAGATTATGAAGATTGGTGCTTATTATCGCGGTTCTGCATGGTGTTCTTTTACAGGAAATATAGAAGAGTTTAGATGGTCTAAGGGGGTTATTCGTTATCCAGGCACAGCAAGTTTTACTCCACCGACTACACCATATGGCGGATCTTCTGCAACATCATATAGAACTCAAATGAATTCTAATACAAATTTCTGGTAAGGAGTAAATAATGTGTCCTTACTTAGACGGAAGAGCGCCAATAGCTGCAATAACACATGCTCAAGGAACACTAACAACAGGTTATATTCAAGCAGGTAATCAGATAGTTTCTCAAGATTGTTTTTACCATTGGATTGAACATGGTAAATTTAGAATATGGACGACTTACGATCAGGAATTATTTTTACAAGCATTTAATGCTTCTACTTTTGATGACACAATTTCGGTGCCAGCAATTTCAGACAGAGCGGATAGAGCTCCGAGAAGTAGATGGCAGGCGCCTACTGGCCCAATAACAAGAAACACACAGGTTACAGAAAAACCTTTTGCTCTTATTCCAGGTGGGTATAAGCAGTCAAGTTTAGTTTCAGAACAAGAAAAGAATAGTTTAATACCAGATGAATATGAAAATTTAAATAAAGGCTCAAAAGATTGGATACAGAAACACGGTAAAGTAAGATATCCAACTCCAGACGGGTATAATGCTACTTCAAATTATTCATTTGGTGATATATTTTCTGTATGGAACAACGCAGGAAATAAAGGATTCATGAATGAGTATGAAGGTGCGTATGGTGGTACAACTGTAGTAACTAATACTTATATAAAAGATGGGAAAGAAAATGCTTTTAAAGAAAATAGAGATGATTTGACCTATACAGCAATAGACCTTCATAAGCATCCAGCAAGGGATATGAAGTATGGGGGAGCTACATTAGCAGGAATGAAGTCTCGGGGACTTATTAAATAGTACAAATATATTTAAAAATAATAATATATATGTAAGCACTCGTTTTTTATATTATTTTATTTTCACAATTCACATTCACATATTTTCATAAAGATTAGAAAACTAAAGGAGATGATTCATGACAAAAACATTTACATTCCATGAAAATTCTAGTGCGCTTAATACATTTTCAAATCAGAAAATAGTAACTAAACCTATCGATACAATCAGAAAATCCCAATTTGATTTTGCCCAACAGAGTAGTAAATATGATTACTACAAGGATGATAAAGGAACAGTATGGGTTGTTTCCTTTTTTGGTAAGTCAATGGATGATGCTGAATGGAAACTTTGGATTACACATCAAACCCCTTCGACCGCAACAGATGCCAGATATATGGCAGAAAATTTGAGTAAGTCCGAGGCGATAGAATTGTTTGAAACCATAGTTGGCAGAACACACGATGAAATAATTGGTGGATTTGCTAAAGCTTTGAAACTACCTAAGATGATTAAATCTTCTTATGTCGAAAAAACTAGAAAAATTGGTAGCAAAGATAAGAAAAAAAGAAAAATGAGTATGAAGGATACTCTCAATGATAGAATATTTCTTACTAAAAAACAAGAAAAAGAAGGGTATGTAAATAAACGCCCTAATTACGAAGAAATAAAAGAAAAACCCCGAAAAGAAATGACTAGAGCACAGTATCATAAATTTTTATATGGAAGTGGTGAAACGGGGGAATCATATCCGCATGATTTTAATAAATCATTTAAAGCGCCTAAGTTAACTTATAATAGACAAAAAATTCGTAGAGAATCAGAAATGGTAAAACCTACAATTAAAAAAGAAGGTAGAGATAAAAAAGATATTCAAGAAGTTCAGACTACTATAAAAGAGGGTGTTATTTATGATTTTGAAAAATCTCGTAAAAAAGGCGCAAAAGATAAACAAAAAAGAAAACAAAAAGAAAAACCTTATGCCCCAAAAGATAAAAAAGTCTTAAAAAAATGGGGTGATCCTACAGGTAGATTAAATGAAAGTCCTACTCAAATGAAAAATAGACTTGGGGGTAGAAAATAATGGTCACAGTATACAATTTAGACTCTTCTGGAAAATCGGTTAAAGTATCAGATACAAACTTTTTTACATCTAATGAGCGTACTGGAATTGCAGAAAATACTACTTCTGAAGTTTCTCAAAAAAGTCTTCATGGAATAAATATTTCTGTAAATAAAGAAGGAATGATAATTGAAGGACCTAGTTTAATGATTGGTAAAAGCTTATCTGATATACAAACATTAACATATTCTGATGTTTTTGAAATTATGAGATCAGAGGCTAAAATAAACAATATATTAAGCAAGTCTTTGCTTTTAGGTGTAAATCAAATATCTAGTATAAGTTCTGCAGAAAGAATAGTAATAGATAAAATGCAGAAAGAAGCAGAAGATTTATTAAATTCAAAAATAGATGAATATAAAAAGTCTGCAAGTAATAAGAAAGACCCATTATATAGAAATTAATTTTTAAGGAGGCAAAGATGAAGATTAAAGTGTTGAGAAAAGAGACTATGCGTTTTAAAGATGAGTATTTGAGTTTTTTTACAGGAGATATTATAGAAACAGATAAAGAATTAATGGATAAATTAGTTGAGTCTGGTATTGCTGAAGTTATTGAGTTTGAAGTTCCAGTAGAATCTGAAGAAGAAAAAGAAATTGTTATTAAAGAAGAAATTGTAGGATCTACAGTAGAAGAAAAAATTGAAGAAGAAAAACCTATAGTATTTGAAAAGAAACCAGGTAGTAAGAAGAGTCTGCATTTTAATTTAAATTAACGGAGTATTTATGAAACAAAAATTTCGCTGTCTTTTATGCGGTAATTTATGGACAGAAAAGAATAGCAGTAAAGATGTTAAATCTTTAGTTTGCCCAAAATGTCAAAAAAATAAAATATCTATTGTTAAAACGCGAAGTATATTTAATAAGGTAAAAGATTTTGTTGATAGTATTGCCAGTTCTATAGGAAAGATTATTGCAAGAACTTATTTTAGTACATTAAAGTTAATTGATACATTTATATTTAATTATAGCAACGATATTAAAAACCTAATAGTTTTAGTTATATTAATTCTCTTAATCGCACTTTTAAAGATAACTATTTTTATAAATGAACCTTTTTACATTTTGGGACCCATAGTGTTAGCAGCATTACTTATAATAAAACTTAGGTTCTAAAGGAAAAAATAATGGGATTTTTAAAGTCATTTAAAGATGAGTTCAACAGTTTAAATTCAATAAATAAATCTCTTACTAGTTCATCTACCGGAAGTGCATTTAGTCATGCAAGTACTAATAGAATACTTCCAACGTATGATAGCACTAGTAGTGGGGATATGGAAAAATCTCCAAAATCAAAAGTAGCAGATTTTATGAAAGAAGAGAAGTATGGTAAAAAGCGCGAAGAGGATGTTTGGAACATACCGACTAGAACAATGCGCAGAATGTACCGTTATAATCCTGTTGTTAGAGCAGCTGTTGATACAATAATAAATGAAATAACAGCCGCTAAATGGCAAGTTGCACCAATTGATCAAGAAGAGAATGTAGAACCATTACAAAAAGATATTAAAAGAATAGAACACTTTTTTAGACACCCTAATAAAAATAAAGAGAATTTTAAATCTTTATTAAGAAAAATTTTATATGATGTTCTTTTAATAGATGGCGGTGTTATTGAAAAAGTAAAAAGAAAAGATGGTAAAGGTTTAGCTGAAATATATGCGATTGATGGGAGTACAATGAGAATAAAAACTGATGAATACGGAATGATTCAGAAGTATTATCAGGTTATTGATGAAAAAGCAATTGAACCAGTTAGTTTTGAAAGAGATGAAATTATATATGTACAGAATTGGTCTAGACCTGAATCTGTTTATGGTATAAGTCCACTTGAAACACTTCATAATTCTGTTACAGCTTTCTTATATGGTGAAAATTATAATATAAAATTCTTTGAAAATAATGCTACTCCTAAGGGTATAGTTGATTTAGGGGGTATGGTTCCTGAAAGAGAATTAGATAGGTTTAGACAATTTTGGGAAGCTGAACAGCAGCAAAAACCTCATAGAATAATGATTCTTGGTAATATAGGTAATCCTGATAAACCAGGTGCTGGAGTTAAATGGATACCGATAGCTATGCAACCTAAAGATTATGATATGGCAAAGTATCTTGAATGGTTAATGAAAATCATTCTTATGGTATACGGAGTATCTCCTTCTAAAGTAGGTTGGACTGAAGAAGTTAGAGGGGCTCCAGCTACAGGACAAATACTTCAAGCTCAGGCGTTTAAAGAAAAAGCTATTTATCCAATAATGGAAAAACTTGCCTGGTATTTTACTGAAGAAATAATTTATCAAGAATTTGGAAACGATAAGCTTAAATTTGAGTTTGTAGAAGAAAGTAGTTTACAAGATAAACTCTTAAAAGCTCAAATTCAACAATATCAAATAATGGCGCAAACTAGAACAGTCGACGAATTAAGAAAAGAAGACGGTTTAAAGTCAATACAGCAACAAAGTCAAGACGGAGGTACGTTTGAACAGGGACAAAATGAAGAACAAGAACCTTTTGATATTTCAGAAATATTACACGGTTTAAAAGGCGAAAATAAACCAATATTACAAGATGCCTATAAAGATCTAGAAAATAATATAAAACAGCACATAGAAAATAAAACAGGAGAATCATTACAAACTACAAATTCTACTATAGAAAGTAAATTTAAAGATTTAGAACAGAATATTAAAAATTATATAAATAAGTCTTTTAAAAGTGTATTTACTAAGTCAATAAAAGATAAGAAAATAAAAAAATGATAGAAAATAATACTGTAGATGTTAATACTAGTTGCTGTTGGTTTATATTAAAGAATAATAAAAAAGTTTTGGGAATGCATTCAGTTGAAGGTATGTTATTAGATAGCAAAAATGAGTTATATGATTTTATATCATACGAATTAAACAGAGAAGCTAAAAACAATGGGTTAAAATTTTATGATTTTAGAAAAAAAGACTCTTTAGAAAATATAGATATTAGAGAGATGTGCAATTTTAGTAAGTTAGTATTATCAAAAAATGCTACACCGGAAGATATATCAAAATTTATTTCTGATTTGAAAGAACTCAAAATTGAAAAAAAATCAACATCTAAACACTCAAAAAACAATAGACATATATAAGGAAAAACCCTTAATACCTCCAAGAATTGCTAATCTATATGATAAACAAAAAGATATGGGCAGTAAGCGCCAACTTGTAACAGATAAAGATATTAAAATAATTACTGAAAACGGCAAACAAAAACAAATTATATTAGATATTTTAAGTAAGCTTCCTAGAAGACATGTTGTAGATAACAAAGAATTAAAATCAATTATAGTAACAGATGATAATAACTTCTTAGCTAAACACAATAATAAAAATGGTAATATATATTTAAGTAAGAAGTTATTTACTTTACCTTATCAGGCAAAAAGGCCTTTTCACAGAATACGAGGAGTTCCTTCTTTGATAGAATTATTATCTCATGAAATAGGGCATTCTGTTGAAAAAGTGTCATATGGTACTAATGATAATAAACAATGGATAGAAAAGTTCGGCTGGGTTTATCCTAAAGATAATAATGAAGTTAAAACATTATCACAAAGAGGATATAGTTCAGCAATGTATAATTTCAATAACATTTCTGAAAATGATAGAAATACACTAGATCAAAAAGATATTCAGGATATAGAAGGTAAGATAAGAGAGAGATATCCTATGCAAAAAGATAAAAAAAGAAATAAAATATCTTGGTATGGTTTAGTTAGTCCTAAAGAAGATTTTGCAGAATCTTATTGTAACTATATTTTTAATAATAAGAATATGTTTTCATTGGGTCCTGAAAGATATGAATTTATAGAAGATGAAATTATGGATGGGGAAGTATTTGATAGTTAGTTTATAAAATGAAAAGGAGAATACAAAGTGGAAGAATTGAAAAAAGTGTATTTACCAATACACTGTAGATTAAGACCGAGCGAGACATTTGACAAGTCATACCCATATAAACCAGTAAAATTAGAAGATGGCATTACCGCACTAGTAGGTATACAAAAAGGACAAGATAACGTTAAAGTTCAAACATTATTATTTAATACTAATCCAGAATCAGGCAGTGCGTGGTCTTTAAGAAAAGCTAAAGAATGGATAAAGTTGAATAAGAGTAATATTAAAGCTAAAGTTTTTTTAAAGGATATAGTTAAAAATGTAAGCGTTCCTTCTCCAAAAATTATTTCTGGCGATAAACTTAGTAAAGCAGTAGAAAGATTAAGTATGCATTTTAAACAACCAAAAATTAAAAATATTAGAAAAGAAAAAAAAGGAGCGTAATAAAATGACTGATGAAAATTTTAATTCGACGTTTCTAGCAACTGGCTCATTGTTAAAAAAGTCAATAGATGTTAAAAGTACCAGCGATAGAATTATAAAAGGGTATTGTTCAATTCCTGTTGTTGATTTAGAAAATGAAATTATATCAACTAGCGCATATAATTCAGCAATAAAAACAGTTAAAGATAGAACACAAAAAGGCAGATCTATTCCTATATTTATTGAACATAGAAGAAAAGAGTTATCTCTTCCTGTTGGTTCTGTTGTAGATGCGGGACAAGATGAAAAGGGTCTTTGGTTTAAGGGAAAGATAGCTAAAGGTAATATTGGAGATTCTGTTTGGGATTTAATAAGCCAAAATATGCTTTATTCTGTATCTATGGGGGGAGATGCTACAAAAAAATCAAGAAAATATGATAACAAACTTGGTAAAGATATTACAGTTATAGATGATTTAACATGGAGAGAATTATCTTTAACTGGTTTACCAGTAAATGAAGAAGCTGTATTTAGTGTTGCTAAAAGTATGGATATTTCTAAAAAAGAAAGAACAAAATTTACAATGGGGGTGGAAAAAAGTTTGAAAAAATTAAATAGCGCTATTGATTTTGAAAAATCATTACATTCCATACAGAAAACAAATATGGCGCTTGAAAAAGCAATTAACGGAAATGAAGATTTGAGTGAAGATCAGTTAAATAAAATAGCTGATTCAATGAGAACACTAGCTAGACTTTTAGGTATACCTTCTGATTTTTCAGGAGATGGAACAGAACAACCTCCGGTAGAAGAGCAAGAACAATCTACTGAAGAAATTAACCCTGAAAAAATAGTTTCTGAAGAAGCAGCCTCTGAAGAAATAGCCCCTGAAGAAAATATAACTTCAGAACAGCCTATTGAGGAAAAGCCTGCTTTTGGTAACAAGAAAAAATTAAATACTCCTGATAAAAAAATTATATCTGAAAAGGAAGTTTCTGAAACACCTGAAGAAGAAGTAATTGAGGAAGAAACAGTTGAAAATAAAGATAAAAAACAAAATCCATTTGCTAAAAAGAAGAAAAAAGAAGTTCCTATGGATGAAGATAACGAAGATGGTAAAGCAATAGATTCAGATGAAATGGATATACAAAAAGAAGATGATTCAGAAGATGTAGGAGGAGATAGATTATTAAGTTTAGAAAAAAAAGTAGATGAAATACATAGGAAATTAATAAAAGGGAAAGGAGGTGAAAAAGAAATGGAAGAGAAATTAGTAAAATGTGATGGTTGTGGCACGTCTTTTGAGAAATCGGAATATGATGTTAACTACTGTCCTAAATGTGGTACCGAACTTCTAAAATCTGAAGATGAGAGCGAAGAAGAAGAAGAAGAAGAAGAAGATAAAGAAAGCGGAGAAGAAAAGAATGAAGATTTAGAAAAATGTGAACATACAGACGAGAATGAAGATAATGTTGAAGAAGACGATTATATGTTTTGTAAAGCATGTGATTCTTTCTTCGAAAAGAATTTAGGTTATGAAATGTCTTACTGTCCTAAATGTGGTAAGAGTGTTGTAGCAGTTGCTCCGAGTCCCGCCGGAGCCGATACCAAATACGATGGCCAAAAGGAGGGTGCAAAAAATCCCGATAAGGTTGACGATTTGGGTGGAAAAGGAACGCAAGCTGTAGCAGAAAATCCTAAGGGCGCTTCTACAAAATGGAAGAAAGCCCAGAAGAAACTTTCTATGCAGAAAAATCTTACTATAGACAATCCTGAAAAAACATCAGCTGCTTCAGTTGATGCGTTTGAAGGGGGAGAGTATGTTGATAGTATAACAAGAGAGCAAGAATATACTGGAGAGAATAGTACACTACATGATCACAAAGGTCCTGAATTTCAGCCTTTTGCTGGTAAGATAGACGAAGGTAAAGCCAAAACATATGGTGTTGCTAAGTCTACGGATTCCAGATTAGACAGAATAGAAAAGGCTCTTGAATCAATAGCGTCTGAAAGTGTTGGCAAGAAGAGTAAAGTCGATACAAAGATAGAAAAAACTAAAGATACCGGAGTAGACGCGAATAGGTTCTTAGCTAAAACGTTTTTAGGCACAATATAAACTATATAGTTTAATATACCGGTGATATAAACATCACGATTTTTAAAAAATCAAGAAGTGGAAAATTCTACGATTACAATTAGCGGTTTATTCTTGAGGGTAAATGCCGCGATAATATAAATAGCCCCTCCATTCTACAAAGAAAGGAGGTGCGATAAATAAAATGAGTAATTTCGAAAAAGCATTAAGTTCAACGACGGGTAGCGGGGGGGATGTAATAATCCCGCAGCTTGACTAACGCAGGCTCGTCTATAAGCAATTATAGATTGAAACATAGCTAAATCGGTGAAACTCTTAAAGAAAGACTAAAAGTGACCAAGTGTTCAATATGCAAAACTAATTTTAAAAATCTTATTGGCTTGAATACTCATATAGCGTTAAAGCACAAAGATATTCCCATTGCAAAGTATTATGAGAAATATTTACCATCTTATTGTAAAGTTTGTAAAAAAGTAATCCCTTATCCGATAGGTTCCACAAATGTAAAGGGGTACCTTCAAAGAAAAGTTTGTTCACAGGAGTGTAAGAACCTATACAATGGTTTGCTAATAAGTAAGTCATTAAAAGGAAACATTCCTTGGAATAAAGGTAAAGATAAGGAAACAGATATTAGAATTAAAAATTATGGTAAGAAAAATGCTAGTCATTTTGGAAATAGAGAATGGCATAAAGAACAACAGAAAAGTAATCCAAAAGAATATAGACAATTGAAACAGAAAGCATCTATAGAGGCAAACAGAACATTAGCCAAGAGTTCAAAAACAGGGAGTTATCCAGAATTATATTTACGGGATAAGTTAAAAGAGATTAATATAGGTTTTGAATTTCAATATCCAATCGTAATTGGAGAAAACTTATCAATAGTTGATATTTTTATAAAACCTAATATTTGTATTTTTGTTGACGGTGAATATTGGCATAACTACCCAAGTGGAACAGAAAAAGATAAAATGGTAAATGAGATGTTGCCAAAAATGGGTTACAAAGTTTTAAGATTTTGGTCATTGGATGTTACAAGAAAAGTTAATAAATGTTTAGATGAAGTTTATAAGACAATACCGAGGAAAGACCCAATAAAAAAATTGGGAATCCGTAACGACTATACGCTATGCCCCTCTTTATGAGGGTGAAGAGATAGGCTGAACTCCATGGTGACATGGAGAGGTAGACAGAACAAGAAATGATCTACCCTTAATTAGAAATAATTTTGTAACAAATTTGTGCGGATCAGATCATACCTTTTATCCGTTGTTAAAATGGCGGATATAAAATTGGGCTAATTCGGTGAACACCCAAAAAACACTATGAAAAGAAAATATACCAAAAAGAATAAAGAATTCTGGAAATTCAAAACTCTTGAAGAAAGATGGGGTAGCAATATCGCAAAAAAAAGCCAAGAAAAAGATAAGTAAATACTTCAACGGTAAAACATATGAAGAAATAGCTAAGACTGAAAAGGGAAAAACCAGAAGACAAAGGCAAAGTAAATGGCGAATAGGATTAACGCATGAACAGATTATGGGTAAAGAAAAAGCATTGAAATTTAAAGAGGTTATGAGTGGAAGTGGAAATCCATCTTGGAGAGGTGGAACGAGTAAAAGACCTAATAAGGGTTATAGAGGGGAAAATTGGAAAGTAATTACAAAAGATATTTTAGAAAGAGATAATTACAAATGTCAACATTGTAATAAAGAAGTAATTGGACATGGTGCTTCAATACACCATATAATACCTCTAATAATTTTTATAGTTAAACATAATTTCAATATCGAAGATGCTTTAAAAGAAGCTAACGAATATCATAATTTAGTAACAGTGTGTAGAAGTTGTCATCAAGTAGAAGAAAGAAAATGGGATATTATTATAAAAGAAAAATATTTTGGACAATACCGAGCGAAGCCTTCTGAAAAGAAGGAACGTGTAGAGACTATATACCCAACTCCACTATTTAGTGGATGATGATATAGTCCGAACTATATATAAGAGAAATCGAAATTGTAGAGAAGAATAGAAATATTTCTTCCTTGTATAAAAATTTATACATGTAACATAATTGCAGAAATCTTATTTACGCCAATTCTTACTTAGCTTTGACATGCCAACGGAGACGTACCGTTTCCCTAAGATCACAACTGGGGCAAACGTCTGAAAACATATTGGACCTATTAGAAGCAATTCTAATAGCAAACATTGCTATATCGGGGAACATCTGGGGTAAAGGTGTAATTAACCTTGAATGGATAACTTCATTATCCAGCCCCAAGTAATCTACAATGGAGGTAGATGAAATGAACTTTAAAATACAATGCAAATACTGTAAAAAAGAATTTAAAGTTATAGAAAGTAGATTAAATCGAGCGAAGTTTTGTAGTATAAAATGCAAAGCCGAATTTCAAAAAGGTAAGAAACAAGGCATTAAATTTTGTAAAAAAAGAAGCGAAACTGCGAAAAGAAATTATAAATTAGGATTAAATAATATTGGCTGGTCTAAAGGTTTAACTAAAGAAATAAGCGAAGTAATTGCTAAAAATGCTGAAGTGCAACGCGTAAGACAAAAAAAGAGAATATGCGGAAGGTAAAAGAAAAATTTTTAGTAAAGGATTAACAAAGTTTGATCACCCCAGTATTATGAAAATGGCGGTTAAAATAAAAGAACAGTTTAAGAATGGAAGAAAAGTATGGGTATTAGAAAAAAGAGGTTATACAAATTTAGAGAAAATGTTTTACAAAGCACTAGATGAACAGAAAATAAATTATATACCTCAAAAACAAATATTTGTACAAAATAAAATTCATACTTATCCAGATGCTTTTATAGAACCAAACATTTGCCTTTATTTCGACGGAAATTACTGGCATGATGGGAAACAATACTATATAGACATTTGGCAGACAAAAGTTTTAACTAATCTTGGTTTTAAAGTTTTAAGATTTAGAGAAGACAAAATAAGAAAAGATTTAAAAAATTGTATTAATGAAGTTTTAAAGACAATCCCGAGGGAAGTCATAATTGACCCCTTAACGACTACACGCAGTGCCCCTATTACCATAGGGTGATGATATAGTCTGAACTGCATAGGAATATGCAGAAATAATTAGAAATAATTATTCGCCTATATTAAATTATAGGTTATAAAAGTAACAAAATGATTATGTTTCTGAAGCAGCATCTGCCCCTGAGCCTACAGTTTCAACGGGACAGGTGGAGTTAGCGGCTAAAAAGTTAATGGCGGCGATAACAATGTCAGCAGAACTCGAAGAGGATAGAAATAATGTGTCCTCTATAAACTGTATTAAAACGGTGAAACACTTTTCGAATAACACGAGGTTATTAGAAGTCAATACCGTGAGGTATATGGATGTTGTAAAATCCAAGTATCTTGTAACGACTACGTATCCAGAGGCGACTTTGGATGCAACGTACAGCACACAATTGGTGTGATGATATAGTCTGAACTCTATGGCGACATAGAGAGATAACTAGAAATAGTTATCCGCCTTATTATCCACAATAAGGTTATTAAGCAACAAATTTTGGCAGTGCTTCCGATCGTTCCCGTAAACTTAATTGCGGGAGTAAAATCGAGCTATATCGGAAAAAACCTTGAGAACAAAATATGTTAAATTTAAACATGGGCTCTAAGATTAGTATAATTAACTAATCGAAGGTGCTCGTAACACCAAGAGCCCTAATCTATTACGAGGAGATTAGAATATGACAAAACGTAAAATCGCATGGAATAAAAACAAAAGTTGCAAGAGTTATAATTGGGGTAGACAAAAAGGGTGTATTCCCTGGAATAAAGGTCTAACAAAAGAAAAAGATAAGAGAGTTCAAAAATATGGTGAAACTGCAAAGAAAAATAAGTCTCACCAAAAACCCAATCACAAAAACTCTATAAAACTTAAAGGTTACAAATATCCTAAATCTAGAAATAAAAAGATAAGTAGAACAATCAGGAGGAAGATTAAAAGCGGTGAGTGGCAAAACTGGAACAAAGGATATACAAAAGAAACCCATCCAAGTATTAAAAAGATAAGTGATTCAAAATTAGGTAAAACATTTGAGCAAATAGCAAAAAATGTTAATCCCAATGACTGGAAAAATAATGTAGCAAGAAAAGGTAAAGATAATGGAAGTTGGAGGGGTGGAATAAGTTTTTATAGGGGTAAAGATTGGCCAGAGATAAGTAAGGCATTTAAGAAAAAAAATAAAAGATGCAAGAAATGTGGAAAGTTATGTGTCGGTTATAAGCATATAGCGCACCATATTATTCCCCATGTAATCTGTAAAAATAATAAAGAATTAATGAGTTTATGTCGAAGTTGTCATATTAAATTAGAAAACAAAATAACATCGTATCTCAAGACAATTCCGAGGAAAGGCTGGAGAAATCCAGAATCCGTAGAGACTATACGCTTGATTACAAGAAAATTTTTATCTTGTAAATGATATAGTCCGAACTATATGGTGACATATAGAGTTATCCAGAAATGTGATAACACTTATTACGAAAGATTAACAAATTTGAATAAGGGATGACTTGGCTAAACACTTTGGTCAAGTAAAATTTAACTATATCGGTGAAACTCTTAAGGGGCTAAGATTGAACTAATTACTCAATCGATGGTTGCCCTAACAACCTAGCCCCGTATACCTTTAGGGAGGTAAAAAAATGCAAAATAAACTTAAATGTCCATA